ATATTTAGATGGGCAACAATGATTATTGAATTCTACTTTGGAGCACAATTAGCAAAAGGTAGGTAATAATGAAAAGGGCGGTAGTTATACCCGACCAACACTTTCCGATACATGATGAGAAAGCGGTCAAAGTTGTACTAAAGGCAATAGAAGAAATTAAACCAGACATATTTATTAATCTGGGTGATGTTGGAGAATGGAATTCTGTATCGGGGCATAGGTATAAACGACAGAAAAGACCACCACTAGAGTACCAGTTACCAGAAATAGATAAAGAAATTAAAGCTGTTAATAAACAAATAGACAGGTTTGACAAGGTATTAGACAAGGTTAAATGCAATACTAGACATATTCTTGCAGGAAATCATGACGAATGGCTTGATGCGTTTGTTGAAGAAAATCCTTACCTTGAACAGTATTTATTTAGAAATGCTTGTAAATGGGATGACAGAGGCTATGAGTATCGTAAGTACAATGAAGTTTTAACTATTGGTAAATTGTCTTTTGTACATGGTGCGTATACAACAACTACTCATGCTAAGACACATTTAGAAAGATATGGTACAAACATTATGTACGGACACACACATGATGTTTCACGGTTTTCATCAACACGATTACTAGATGGAAATATAAGTGCTTGGTCAATGGGTTGTTTAAAAAACATGTCAGCAGAAAACAACACATGGTTAAAAGGCAGACTACATAACTGGAATCACGCTTTTGGTATTGTAACTTTTTTTGACAATGGAAATTTTCAAGTTGAAGTTGTAGATATAGTAGATGGTAGATGTTCAGTTTGGGGAAAAATAATTAAAGGATAGTATATGACATATAGAGAATTAATAAATCAAGTACTAATTAGACTTAGAGAAGATACTATATCTAGTGATTGGTCTGGTGCAATAAATGATTCTACTACAGTATCAGCATATCAAAAAACTGTAGGTGCGTTAATTAACGATAGTAAAAAAAGTATTGAAGGTTATCACGATTGGTTAAATCTAAGAGAAACAGTAGATATTACTACAGTAGCAGGTACAAAAAATTACAATTTAAATTCTGGTCAAGAAATAAAAATTATTGATGTGGTTAATAATGATACTGGAATACACTTGAATCAAGCTAGTAGAAATTATATTAACACAGTTAAATATCCTACAGATGAAACAGGTGAGCCATTGTATTACGCTTTTAATGGTAGTGATAGTTCTAATAACCTTAAAGTAGATTTATCACCAGTACCTACAGAAGCACACACATTGTCTTTTGATATTGTTAAGCCACAAGATGATTTAACTTTAGCAGCTACAGTATTAAAAATACCAAGTAAACCTGTAATACTGGGTGCATGGGCTAGAGCAATATCTGAGCGTGGTGAAGATGGTGGCACACAATCTAGTCTTATGGCACAAGAAGCTAATGATGCTATTAAACAAGCAATTATGTTAGATAGTGGAAATACACAATATGAATCAGATTGGTATGTAAACGAAAATTATTCTCACGGAACAGTTAATTTTAGATAATGGCTAAAAATTTAGAATATTTACCTTTAGATAATTTTGGTGTAAATGGATTAAATACACAAAGTAATCCATCAACATTAGACCCATCATATCTTACATCTGCTGACAATATAGTAATGAGAGAGTCGGGTAGAATATCTTTTAGAAAAGGTTTAAAACAAAAAGTAGTTCCTTCTGGTACAGCAATAGGTTCTATGGTAGAACATAATGATTCTGGTACTAATAAAATATTTGCTAGTCATGGCACTTCTATTTACACAGTAGATTTTACAAGTCCAAATGCTGCTTTTCCTAGTAGTGGTGCTGATGTTAAACATACTGTTGCTAATAGTACAGGCAATTGGCAATTTATTAATTTTAATAAAAGATTACATTGTTTACACACAGGAGTAGTACCACAAAGATATGATGGTGCACAAAGTTCTGGTTCAAGGTGGGCAGCACATGCAACTGCTCCTGCGTCTATAAGTACACTTTTTGACCCTAGCTGTGGTATGGGTGCATATGGAAGAGTGTGGGTAGGAGGAGTTTCAGAAGCCCCAGATGTAGTTTATTATTCTAATTTATTAGATGGTGATGATTGGCATAGTGGAAGCGCAGGATTTATTGATTTAAAAACAGTATGGGGAAATGACGAAATTGTAGCGATTGCACCTTTTTATGGACAATTAGTTATATTTGGTAAAAATAATATTGTGTTATATGATGGCCCAGAGTCAGATGGAACATTAGCACTTAATGAAGTTATACAAGGAGTAGGTTGTGTAGCAAGAGATAGTGTACAAGCTATTGCTGATGATTTAGTTTTTTTGTCAGAAACAGGATTAAGGTCACTAGCCCGTACAACAGAAAAAGATAAATTACCTTTACAAGATTTATCTTTAGCTATTAAAGACACTTTAATTAGAAATATTAGTAATAGTACAAATGTAAAATCAATTTATTTAGAAAACGAAGGCATATATATTATGACTTTTACTGATAAAAATATTACATATGTATTTGATTTTAAACATGCTACACCTGCAGCCACACCTCGTGTAACAACTTGGACATTCGGTAACGATAGAGAGCCTTCTTGTATGATACAGTCAGTATTGTACTCGGGTTTAATAGCAGGTCAAAAAGATGGTGGTATAGCAGGTTATGAAGGATATTTTGATACGGATTTGGCTTGGGTTAATTCGGCAGCTAGTTATACTAATGCTCCTATTACTGCTGATATATCTAGTATATGGATTCAAATGGCACAAAGTGTTTCAGCAGCTATTTTAAAAAAAATGATTTTAGTTTTAGAAGGTGGTAGTGGAGCAACACTTGGATTACAATGGTATAAAGATTATAGTATTAATCCATCAGCTACAACACAAATTAATTTAAATCCTGTTACAACAGGCACTATTGCTTTATGGGGTGCTTCAACTTCTTTATACGGTGCTTCAAAGTTTACACCTGTGTATGGATTACAAGAATATAGAGCCGCACTTGCAGGAAGTGCAAAACATTTAAAATTGAATTTAAGTATTGTTAGTAATGGTTATGATACATCTATTCAAAATTTAGCAATTATTTCAAAACAAGGAAAAATAAGATGAGTGATTATACTATAGCAGTATCTTGGTCTGGAAAAGACGCTTTATCAGACTCAGATGCAAATAAAGTAATATCTGGTTCAGATTTTAATACAGAATTTACAGCAGTTAGAACAGCTATTAATTCAAAACAAGACATTAATGGTGATTCTAGTGAAGATTTTGCTATGAATAATGGAACAGTAGCAGGTACTTTAACTGTTACTGGAGTGCCTACTATACCTACTGCTTCAGCAGGAACAAATACTACTCAAGCAGCAAGTACAGCTTTTGTACAAGGTGAGAAAGCAAGTCCAACATTTACTGGTATTCCTGCTGCACCTACTGCTTCGGCAGGTACTAACACTACACAGATAGCTACAACAGCATTTGTTGAAGCAGCTACACCTAATGCTTCTCAAACAGTATTTGGAATGGCTAAGATTTGGACATCTGGAGGAGATTTGTACATAGCTACATCATAAGAATATGGCAGGAGATATTTACTTTAATGGTAGTGCTTTAACTGGACAACACGAAGTCAAGTTAAATGGTACTAATATGGATAATGTATATCTTAATGGTACTAAGATATGGACTAGACATCCTTATCCTATAGGTACAGAAATATTTAGTGTAGGTTTTAGTGCAGGTGGTAATTTTGATAGTTTTATAAACTCTACTTATTCTACATATCCATTAGCTTTTGCTTCACAACCAGCCTATACTTCTGGAAATAGTAGTTCATTAGACAAAAGAATGAGATTTACTTTAGCAGATGGGTTTTATGTTTCATATTACAATCAAGATGAAGGTGGAACAGATTCAGATGGTGTAGGAGCAAGTAATACAGGTGGCGTTTATGAAGGATATATTGGCGGTACAGTATCGGGTTTAAGCAGAATTTCAGGAGGAGGCTCACTTAGTATAGCTGGTTCTGGAAATAACGGACATCAATTTAAAGTAACATACTCAGGACAATAGGAGATAGAAATGGCAACAGGCTATGGTAACGCAGATTTAAGTACTGCAGCAGGTAGAGCAGCATATGGTAAAGCATATGGTGCACAACAAAACTTAGCTTATCGAGGAACAAAAGGTAGACAAAATTTAGGTGTTAGTAACGCAGAATTTTTACGCTCACAGCAAAAAGGCACAGGTTTTGGTTTTCCTTTAGGTGGTTTAGGTGGCAGAGGAAATAATGTACAGTACGCAGAAGAAGATTATCAGCGTCAATTAGATTTAATGGATAAAGCTGCAGAAATGTCAGCAGGTTATTCAAGTGATAATACTCTTGGTACTACTGATATAGACTATGAAAATAAAATGATAACTGAGAGGTTATCACCAGAGTTACAAGCAGAATATGATGCATTACTTGCTCGTAGTGCACAACAAAGAGAAAGAGCAGCAGCTATGGGAGATAACCCATATGAGATGCAACAATATCTTTACAACCAAAACCTTGCATTAAAATTAGATGAGCAAGATGCGTTGCGTGATGATACTATGGCAGCATTACAAGCTAAAGGCATGTTGGGTTCTACTGGCGGTTCTGGAATATTAGCAGGAGTTGAGGAATCTATATTAAGGTCTAATGCTATGGACTTTAATGACGCTATGGCACAATCACAAGCTATGTTTGACATGGAAAGAAAACGAGGTCAAGAAGATTTAAGTACTGCAGTTGCATTAGGAACAAAACAAGTACCATATATAACAGCAGGTACAAATCAAGGAAAAGCAATTGCAATTGAAAATGTATCTGGTGTAAGTGGAGCATCAAGAAATATTGCTAATCAACTAGCTATGCGTGATTATGGTCAACGCAAAGGTTTATGGGATATGTTAGGTAGTGGTGGTACAGGTCGTAGTAGTGGAGGTAGTGGAGGCAATATATTTTCTTCTCTACTAGGCGGATTATTTGGGTAGGAGAGTTTAAATGGCAAGTATGTTTAATAATATTTATGATGTTGAACAAGACATTAATAAAATGATGTCTGATACAGCATTAAGTTTTGGAAGATTAGACGCAAATGGTTATGGGCCAATGACAGCTAGTACATTTGGACAAGCTGAAATGTTTGGCAGGTCTTTAGGAACTATGCTAGGTGGTAAAGACCCTCGTATTGAAGAAGCAGAGTTGCAACAAGAACTAATGAGAAAACATCCAGACCCTAGAACAAAAGAAGATTTACTTGCTGTAGCTAAAGATGCAGGACTTATGGGTTTACCAGATGTACAGGCACAAATGCTCGAAATTGCTTCACAAATGCCAGACATGAGGAAAGCTAACAAAGATGAACTGGGTGTTATTACAAGCCAATTAACTCTTACACAAGGTTCAGATATGATGATTGATAAATATTTGAAATTATTACATGGAGATAAATGGGATGAATTGTCAATTACACAACAAGGTAGTTTAAGAAGTGGCGTATCATCACAATTTGGTAATATTATAAAAGGATATACAGGTTGGCTTGGAACACAAAATCTTAAACCTGAAGATGTAAATACTATTTTGTATACACCTGAAGGAAAACAAAGAAATGTATCTATGTTTAGAGATTATCTCAAAGGTATTTCTGGAGCTAATACATTTGCAAAACATTTGTATGACAACAATGTGCAAATTTTAGAAGTTATGGGTTCTGGTTCAGAAGATAATAAAAATAATAATGATGGAAATTTAAAGCATACTAATTTAGAAATTGGAGATATAAATACATACACAAGAAGTAAATTGCAAGGTGAAGAATCATCAGAACAATTTGACCAATTATCAAAAAACAAGAAAAAAGCACAACAAAATCGCTCACAAGTAGAGGTATTAAAAGGTTTACAACAAGTTTATTTAGATATGTCTAATTTTGGTGGCGGTATTATTGGTGAAAATAATATGTCGCCATCTGATTTACAACAAGAAAATCAAGATGATGAGATACAAAAATGGATTGGTGGCGATAACTGGAGAACAAGTGATGCGTTTGGTGGATTAAAAACACCAAACATAGGTCTTAGAGGTAATGCGTTAAATCACTTTTTAGAATTACCAAAAGAAAGATTTGATGAATTTTTAGCAGACCCAGAAGCATATTATAGAAAATACATTCTGTTAAAAGATTATCAAGATGAAGCAGGAAATGTAACAGAAGAAGTACCTGCTAAAGTAATTGCTCTTTGGGGATTGTCAGACTAATGGGTCAAAGATTTGTAGAAGATATTGGTTTAATTACCTATGATGATAAATTGTCTGAAGAAGAAATACAGGCAAATATAGATTATCGTAGAGCAATAACTCCAAAGTACGAAAAACAAACATTTGCTACTGGGTTTAATGATACTCAGTCTATGATATATAGATGGTGGCAAAAACTTAGTGATGAAGAAAATGAAGAAGGTAGATGGTTAGAAGATAATACAAAAAATTGGGCACAAAATATTGGTTACTATGACTCTATTGCTTTAGAAGCATACTATACAGAGATTGCAAACGCTAGAAATTTAACTGGAACAGAAATGTCTGACAGGCAAGTTAATCGTGAATTTCTTGCTGAGTTTAAAGAAGATATGTCAGATGCTTATAATAATAGAAATGGTGATATAACAGAAGTACAAAAAAAATACGGATATACTCCAGAAGATGTAAGTGTTTTAGATGGTCTTATGGCTATGATGCAAAATCCAACAGCATCATTAGGTGCATTAACAGGTATGGCAGTTAAAGACCCAGAGTTATTGTTAATTAATTTTTTGAGAATACCTAAAATTGTTGCACAAGGTACAGAAATGGCTAGAAAAACTGTTACTGCTGCAACAAGAATGCAACCACAGTATGTAAAAAAACTAGGTAGAGCCATGACAAATGCTAGAGCAGCTAACATGGTAGGCAGAGGAGCAGAAGGTGCTGTGTATGGTGGCGTATATGAAGCACTACATGATTTAACTTTTAAAGGTGAAATAGATACTAAAAATATTAAGACTGGTGCGTCTATGGGTTTTTTATTAGGCACAGCATTTGGAGCAATTACACCTACATCTTCTAACAGTTGGTTTGTAGATAGAGTTGGGTCAAAAAACGCAGAAAAAAAATGGAATAGTACTAGGTTAAATGAAAGATGGCAACAAGCACAAGAAAGAACTGACCCTAATGTTAGAGTAAATCCTAATAACACGCCTCTTAAACCACCTAAAAAACCACCTATATTTAGACCAGTACCTAAAGATGCTGAATTGCCAGATGGTTTTACACATCAAAATAGATATGATTATTGGAAAGGTCAAGCATTAAATACTTTCCCAATAAACAAAAGAATTACTGTAGAAACTCTCGATAAGAGAATAGAAAATCTTACCAAACAATTAACTAAAAAGAAAAATCCAGATGGTAGTCCGTTGTTTACTGTTGAAGAGGCTGCAGGTTTAGCAGCTAGACATCAAGCAGAAATAGTATTAGGTAAGAAAAAACCAGAAGTATGGTCTGTAATTATGGACAATGCTCTTACTAATCCACAGAAAAATAGAAAGTGGGGAGAGTTTGAAGAAGGTTTACAGGGTAAAAATAACAAAAGACAACCAGATTATGAAGCACCTCCTAGAAAAGCAGAAGAGTTTGAAAACATATATGACCCAGTAGATTTAAACGCAACACAAGCTGTACCTAAAGGCAAACTTGCTAAAGCAGCAGCTATAGGTGCTGTAGCAGGAGCATTAGTTGCTGATGATGACAAAGAGTTAATGGCATTTTTAGGTGCATTATCTTTTGGTGTAGCTAGAGGTACAGTACTTAAAGGCATTAATCCTAGTGTGGCTAAAATGAAATTAGTTGGTCATAAAATAGCTAATGAAGGTAAGAAAGTAGAAGAAGGCATGCAAAAAGGTGCTGCTATGGTTGGTCAGTTAATCCAAAAACTAGCTATGGATGATGTTAAACGACTAGAGTTTCTTACAAACCTAGAAAACTTTAGTAAAAAATATGACAAACCATTAGAAGGAAAATACAAAACACATAAAGAATATATTCTTGCAAAACATGGACAAGATTATTTAGAAGCTGTAACTGCTTACCATAATACAATGGAACAATTTTGGAAAATGGGTAATGACGCAGGTGTGTTAGCTGATTACGCACATATTCAAGATTATGTTACGCACATATTTGGAAAAGAGTTATCGCCAGAAAATATGAAAAGATTACGAAATAGTTTTCTTAAACTTGCAGACCAAAAATCATTTAAGTTTAGATTACAAAGAGAATTATTTGACACAATAGAAAACATTGCTAAAGAAAGAAAAATAATAGTTGACCCTGTACGAATTTTAACTGCATATACTAACTCATTACAAAAAGTATTAGCAGGAAAGGAAATTGTTAAACATTTAAATAAGAGTGGTGTTCAATATGGTGATGAATACTTAGGTCTTGCTGTTAATAAAGCTAACAAAAAACAAGTTGAGATTGCAAAAAGAGAGGGTTATAAAGAAAGTGAAATGCCTTTTCTAAAAGACCAATTATTACATCCGTTGATAAAAACAGCTATAGAAGATTTTTATCAGCCTAGTATTGGAAGTAAAGGATTTGCACACAAAGCGTCTGTATTAAATAACGCTATGAAAAGAGTAGTGTTGTCTGGTTCTTTGTTTCACGCACAAGCATTGTTGTTATCTGGCATATATGCAGGTGGATTAGTACATGCGTTTACTAGCAAAGGTAAAGAAACTAGAAAATTAGTAAGAGAATTTTTAAACAATGAATACGATTTAAATGCAGTTGTATACGACAAAAGTGGCAATGCAATTAAAGTAAGAAACAAAGTAAGTGGAAAGTTCGAAGATTTAAAAGGTAATTATGTACACGCAGAGTTGGTTAGAGAAATAGTAGATGCTAGACTAGGCATTGGATATGCTAAAACAAATGAACTTACTAACGCAGGTTATCGTACTGTTAAAGATTTTTTAGATAGAAGATTGCCACCATTAGGTAAAGCACAGGATAAGATTGATAGAATTACATGGGATATAATTCACGACAGGTCTAAAATGTTTGCATATTTGACTTGGAAAGATAGGTTATTAAATCACAAAAACCCTGCTAAAAGATTAGATGAAATGGAAGCTAGAGAATTAGCAGCCCAATATGCTAATGATGCTTATGGTGGACAAAACTTTAATAAATTAAGTTTAGACTGGGAACAAAAAGCTATTGATAATGCTAACAATCCTAAAGGTGTATTTTATAATTGGTTAGCACTAGCAGCCACACCTTCGAGAAAAAATTTATCTAACTGGTTATTACTATCACCAGACTGGACTATATCAAACATGCAAATTGGTTTTAAATGGGCAGGGTATAGTAGTAATGCTGTTAAAAAATTATCTAAAGGACAAAAATTAACAGCTAAAGAATATGCAGAATTAAGAATGTACAATGGATATATGGCTAGAGCAGCAGTATCTACAACTATGCTTGCTTATATACTTCATAGACAATTTGCAGAAGAAGGTTCTGAATTTGACATTAATGAATTTTGGAAAACTGGTAGATTAGATTTAGGTAATGGTGAACAAATGGTTGTGTCAAAACAAATTGCAGAGCCTAGTCATTGGGTTACTAATCCTATTCATACATTTATGAACAAGGGTGCGTCACTACCAAAAGCTGCTACAGAAATATTATTTGGCAAACAATGGATATCAGTTAAACATGGGGGCAGTATTACAGGGCCAACCTTTGATAGAACAGACCCTAAAGACTGGTTAAACTGGATGTCTAATAAAGCTACACCAATTTCATTGCAGCCATTTAAACAAGCAATTGTAGATGAAGATACCCCTGCAGGGTATAAGATGTTTGGTAAAGCAGCAGGAGGGTTTATTGGTTTCCCTCGATATGGCAAACCAAAAGAAAAGAATTTAGGAATTTATTAGGAGAAATAATATGAACCCCGAAGATAGAATAGCCGAACTACAGGCACAAATAGAAACAGCAAAAGCAGAAATTGCACAGCTTAAAGCTACACAACAAATGGAAAAAGCTGAAGTAATGAATACAGAAAACATGAATATGTTGACTGGAGATAGAGATGAAGATGGAACACTTAAACCTGCAAATGATTTAGCTGCTTGGTATGATGTTATGGTTAAGCAAGCAGGTGCAGATTGGATGGACAATCCAGTTTATAAAACCTCTGCTGACTGGTACAAATCACAATTACAAACAACTGATACTGATGATTTAGTAGAATCAGATGCAATGATTTCAGGTGCAGGAGAGGTAGCAGGTGCTATTGATGAAGATGAAGATAAAAGAAAAGAAACCATGAAAGGTTTACCACCTGTTAAAATTGATACAAGTGATTATGATAAAGACGAAAGAAAAGATTCTGAGTCTAAAAAAATGGTTGACATGGGTAATCCAGACCAAGACAGAAGAATGGCTATGGAAGATGATATACCAGAGCGTTCTATGGGATTCAAAGCTGACGAGGGTGGCAACATGAGTGTTGATGAGAAAGATGATTTCTGGAAAACACAAGAAGGGTATAATAAAGCTATGGAAATGTATGGTAGTAAACCTGCATGGCTTCCAGACGAGCCAACAATGGTGTTTAATCCAGTAACACAAGAGTATGAAGAAATCAAAGATGAAGATAAAGAAGAGTTTGTTGATTTTGCTCAGCCTCGTATGTCTGCTGACCTTAAAGCCTTGCTTGGGTAACATGACTGCAGAAGAAATAAGAGCCTCATTACTCAGAGCAGGTTTTGAACCAGATGAAATTCCTGCTCTTCTGGGTAATATAGATGTAGAAACTGGTGGAAGTTTTGACTTTCGACAGATAGAAGATACTACTAGAGAGAACAAAGGATATGGTTTGTTCCAATTTACTGGTGGACACCTTACATCTTACCTTGATTATTTAAAAGATACTGGACAAGAAGATAGTGCAGATGCACAGACTAAGTTTGTGTACGCTAACATATATGATGATGACCCACCACATGTTATAGGTGCAGGTAATCAAGAAAAAATCAGAAAGGTCTTTGAGGATGGTAGCCCTAGTGAACAATCAGATGTGTTTGCTAGATGGTATGAACGCTTTGAAGGCTCAGAAAATGATGATACATTCCTACCAGGAATGTTAAGGGGTCGTTGGTATGATGAATACTTAGATAAACTTGACAGGTTCTTCCCTAACAATCAAGCCCCTTCCTACAACGAGAGAATAAAAAGGTCTAGGAAGTACGATTAGAACACCTGTTTTCTGGCACAAGTACAGGCAAACTTGCTCAAAAGGAGTCTATGCGAACCCTCGCCTTGTTGATTGTACATACCCACACCAACTGTAGTTTTAACTTTTGCACTATAACCTCATGAAAGATGGAGGGAGTCATAGTGCTCAATGATGTACTCATTGTAAGGATTACCCCTCCTAAATTAAGTTACTGGTAATCTAAGTTTTTCTCTATCTAAATTAGCTACGGATAATTCCCCGTTCAGAGCAAATATTTTAAGCAAAGAAGAGCGACTGATTCCATATCGTTCTGCTTTTGCATCAATAAATTTTAAATCTCTTTTGTTAATCTTGATGTTAATTTGTTCTGTTGCTTCGTTCATTACTTTTCTCAATTAAATAATGCGTATTATATAACAGTATAGAGAATCTATTTAAAGTAATTTATAGTTTACATACACCATCTTCACAATCATCATCTGATGGTGCAGATATAATGTATTCATTTGGTTTAAGTTTAGGTAGAGGTTTTGATTTGCTGTTCATAAGATTGCCATGTTTGAATTGCTGTAACAGATTATCATAACTTCTTATTTCACATCTCTTCAGATACTTATTATAAGCCTCTTCAAACTTCAGACTTAGTACTGATGCTCTATAAGCATAATCTGTTGCTAACGCTTCACATAGTTCTACCCTCGATATTTCCATAAATCTCCTTATGTTTATAAAGTATGTAACCTTCTTCGCTATAGATTTTTTTTGCGAATAACTCTACTACTTGCTTG